GTTTTACTAGCTAAACCTATTGAACTTGATAGAACCATAGAGAGAGCCTATGGCCCGACCAGCCAAAAAGCCCGACGCCTGGCCCGCCGACACCGTCGAGCGGGTCCCCGTCACCGAGCTGATCCCCTACGCCCGCAACGCCCGGACGCACTCCGACGAGCAGGTCGCGCAGATTGCCTCCAGCATCCGCGAGTGGGGCTTCACGACCCCGATCCTGCGCGACGAGGACGGCACCGTGCTGGCTGGGCATGGGCGGCTGCTGGCCGCCTTCCGCCTGAAGCTGGATACGGTACCGGTCATCACTGCGCGCGGCTGGAGCCTGGCGAAGAAGCAAGCCTATGTCATCGCCGACAACAAGATTGCCCTCAACGCCGGCTGGGACTACGAGCTGCTCTCCTCCGAGCTTTCCGCGCTTCAGGGCGACTACGACCTCGGGCTGGTGGGCTTCACGGATCAGGAAATCGCAGACCTTCTGTCGGCTGCAGAAGGCGACGAAGCCGTGGCGCCAGAGGAGTTCCCAGAGGCTGACGAAAGCCTCGAGACGGAGCACCGCTGTCCTTCGTGCGGCTACGAGTGGAGCGGCAAGCCGAGTTGAACGCTCTCGCCGTAAGCACGTCCAAGCCGCCATACCACGTTCCGACTATGGAAGAGATCCGCGCGCTGCCGTGGAACGGCTACAGCGCTATCTCGACTTTCTCTGGTGCCGGTGGCTCTTCGCTTGGCTACCGCATGGCCGGCTTCAAGGTCCTCTGGGCTTCTGAGTTCGTCGAAGCCGCTCGCGAGACCTACAACGCAAACAAAGCGCCTCATACCGTCGTCGATGCACGGGACATCCGCCAGGTTTCCGCCGATGACGTCCTGGCCGCAATCGCTATGGCGCCTGGCGAGCTGGACCTCATGGATGGTTCGCCGCCGTGCGCTTCTTTCTCGACTTCCGGCAAGCTTGAAGCCGGGTGGGGCAAGGTCAACAAGTACAGCGACACTGCGCAGCGTACCGACGACCTATTTTTCGAGTTCTCGCGGCTCTTGCGCGGTATTCAGCCGAAAGTATTCGTTGCAGAGAACGTCTCAGGCTTAGTCAAGGGCACGGCCAAGGGGTATTTCAAGCGCATCCTCTCCGAGCTGAAGTTGTGCGGTTATCGCGTCTCTTGCCGCGTCCTTGACGCGCAGTGGCTGGGCGTTCCGCAGTCGCGCCGGCGTACGATCTTCATCGGCGTGCGCGAAGACCTCGGTATCGAGCCCGCCCACCCGAAGCCGCTGCCTTACCGCTATACCGTGCGTGACGCGCTGCCGTGGATTCTCCGTCACGGGACTGCGCCGGGGCACGCACTCTTTGTTGCCAGTGGCAAAAGCGTCGACGCGACGATGGTTGACTCCTCAAAGGCTGCCTGCCCGACGATTACGACCACACGAAACAAAGGAACGGGTTATATCGAGGCGCGCATAACCAGGAAAGGACATGGGTATTTCCCTGGCGGCGAGATGGATCTAGGCCGGCCGGCCCCGACTGTTCCTGCTACGAAAGGCGGCGCCGGCTATTATTCACACGAGATTACCGGAGGCGGCTTGCCCCCAGATCTTGACCGTCGACCGCCTGTAGAAGTCAGCGCCGACATCAGCCGCTACGCCATCGGCGCCGAGTGGGATAAGTTGAAGCCTGGCGAGCAGTCTAAAAAATACTTCAGCCTTCAGAAACCGCGCCTTGACAAACCGAGCCCCTGCATAACACAGACCGCTGGGATTACCAGCGCCGCCGGCGTCGTTCACCCGACGGAGCGGCGCAAGTTCTCGATCGGTGAGCTGAAGCGCATCTGCGCCTTTCCAGACGACTTCCGGCTCACCGGAACCTATGCGCAGCAGTGGGAACGTCTCGGCCGCGCCGTCCCGCCGGTCATGATGGCGCACATCGCCGCTACTATCCGCGACGAGATCCTTGCCAAGTGTGTGGATTAGCTGGGACCACGGCAGGCGACGAGCACCTCGTCTGCTCTATGCTCGACGCGATTGCCCATCGCGGGCCGGACGCGCGCGCGATTATCTCTGCCGGCGCAATGGTTCACGGCCATGTCCGCCTTGCGCTGCTCGACCCGTCGCCGTTATCCGATCAGCCGTTCGCTTACCGCGGCGCTGTACTGAGCTACAACGGCGAGCTGTGGAACTGGCGCAGCCTGCGTCGGCAACTCGAGGCGTGTGGCTATACCTTTTTGACGCGAGGCGATACGGAAGTTTTGGCGGCGCTTCTCGACGCCGAGGGGCTCAGTGGGTTGACGCGCGTCGATGGCATGTTCGCCTTTGCCTGGACGTCGCGGGACGGCGAGCAATGGCTTGTGCGAGATGCCTTCGGCAAGGTACCTCTTTATGTCGCCAAACATCGCAGCGGTTTTGTTTGGGCGTCAGAACGCAAAGCCTTCCCTCGCGGCGCCAAGCCCGTCTCTGTGGCCCCTGGTTACGCGCTGAACCTTTCTACCGGGGAGTGGATGCGATGGTATACCCTCCCGGCGCCGACAGCACTATCGGCCTTAGAGCTGCTTGAGCGGCTGCGTTCTGGGGTATCACAGCGCCTCGACGCCGATGCGCCGGTTTGCTGTCTCGTTTCCGGCGGGCTCGACAGCAGTGCCGTGTTGGCGCTCGCCAAAGAATATCAGCCTGAAGTCATTGCCTATACCGCCGTGTTCGATACTTCCTCGGAAGACCTTAAAGCGGCAAAGCGGCTTTGCGCCGACCTGCGTGTCCCCCTCATGGAAGTTCCGGTGAGCCTGCGCGATGGGGTAGTTCAGGAAGCGATTCGCGCTGTCGAGATTGCCAGCAAAGCGCAAATCGAGATTGCCGTCCTTTGCCTGCCGTTGGCCCAACGAATTGCCGCTGACGGCTTCAAGGCATGCCTCTCGGGAGAAGCCGCCGACGAGCTTTTTGGCGGTTACGGAAATTTCTGCATTCAAGCGAGTCGCGACAAGCGCCCCTCCGCGACTCGCCGCCTCCGTTTGGCCCTGCTTGAGAAAATGAGCCGTGGCAACTTCATTCGCTGCAATAAAGTGTTCATGGCGCATGGCGTCGAGTGCCGCCTTCCTTTCATGGAGCAAGCGCTCGTCGAGGCCGCTGTGCAGCTCGACCTCGAGCAGTCGCCACCGCAAAAGCGGCTTCTCAAAGATGCCGTCAATAGTCTTCTACCGTCCTGGGTGCTGAAACGTCGCAAAGATACTTTTCAAGGCGCTTCGGGGCTTTCCCGTGCGCTTGCACGGCGTATCAACTCGCCAGTGCGTTTCTATAACGCCGAAGCACGGCGCTTGTTCGGGTATCTTCCCAATGGATAGTGCGATGCCGATCCCGCGTAATTGGACGTTCGAGCGCGCCGAGATCGCTGCCGGCTTTGATCGTCACGTGCGCGAGCAACTGCCGTGGTACGACCTACTGACAGGGGCAGTCGCGCATGTCGTACGCCATTATTTGCCAGACGGTGGATTGATTTATGACGTCGGCGCCTCGACTGGCAATATCGGACGCGCAATCGAAGACATCATACGTGTACGCAAGGCCAAGCTAATCGCTATTGAAAAGTCTGCGGACATGGCGCAGTGCTATCAAGGACCTGGTACGTGTGTCACTGGCGACGCACTTGAATTTGATTTCGCCAACTACGACGTCGCTGTCTGTTTTCTTGTCTTGATGTTTCTCCCTGCGACGCGTCGCAAGGCTTGGTTACAGGATCTCGCCAATAAGCTTAACCCTGGCGGAGCGCTCATCATTGCCGATAAGACGGCCGATCAAAACGGTTATATGGCTACCGTGCTTCACCGATTGACGCTTGCCGGGAAAGTCGCGGGTGGTATCGACGCAGACGAAATCATGCAGAAGGAGTTGAGCCTCTCTGGCGTACAGCGTCCTATTAAGTCTTCAATGATCCAGAACATCGTACCGTGCCCGGTGGAGATGTTTCGCTTCGGCGAGTTTGCGTGCTGGGTTTGCGAGCGCCCAGAATGATTTTGTTCAGTGGCTAATCGCGCGACGAAGACCGCTGCCACTAATGCGTCAGCTACCGAGGCGGCGAAGACGCCGCGCAAGCCGGACCCAACCCATGGCGGTTACCGCCCCGGCGCTGGGCGCAAAAAGCAGGGCACGGCACAGGGCGAAGCCTACGCGCTGCTGGCCAAGGCGAAGACGAAGCGCGAGCACTACCTCGCGCAGATGGCCGAGCTGGACTACAAGAAAGCCGCCGGAGAGCTGATCCCGGCCGACGAGGTGGCCCGCGTTTGGGAGGCGAAAATCTACACCGCCAAGGGGCGGCTCCTTGCACTCCCTGCCCGCCTTGCCCCGGAGCTGCTCCACCTCGGGGAGCTCCGCGCCATCGAGACGACCATCCGCGACGCCCTGCTCGCCGTAATGGACGAGATGGCCGATGACGACCCAAACGCCGGCGATTGAGAAGGTCTCCGCCAGGTTCCACCGCGCCTGGCAGCCACCGCCGAAGCTGACCGTCAGTGAATGGGCAGGGCGCTTCCGCTACCTCTCCCCGGAGGCAAGCGCGGAGCCGGGACTGTGGCAGAACGCTCGCGCCCCGCACCTGGTCGCCGTCATGGACGCCCTGAGCCCCCACCACCACGCCGAGCGCGTCGTCGGCATGTTCTCGTCGCAGTCGGGCAAGACCGAGGTCGCGCTCAACTTCAACGGCTACGTCATCGACTGCGACCCTGGCCCGACCCTGGTCATTCAGCCGAACGTCACGCCGATGGGCGAGGCGTTCTCCAAGGACCGGCTCGCGCCGATGCTGCGCGACTCCCCCTCGCTGGCCGACAAGGTCGGCAAGGCGCGTTCGCGCGACACCGCCTCTACGCTACTGCACAAGAAGTTCAGCGGCGGGCACGTCACGATTGCCGGCGCCAACAGTCCAGCCGGCCTGGCCTCCCGCCCGATCCGCTACCTCATCGCAGATGAAATCGACCGGTGGGAGCCGACAAAAGAGGGCGACCCGCTTCTGCTTGCACGAAAGCGCCTTCAGACTTTCCGTGTGCGGCGCGCCTCCAAGGAGCTGATCGTCTCCAGCCCGACGTTCTCCGAGGTCGGCATTTCTGCGGAGTACAATCGCTGCACGCAGCAGTTTGAATGGCATCTGCCCTGTCTTCATTGCGGCGTTTTCCAGTTCCCGCGTCTCGAGCACTTCCACTACGACAACGATGACCGGAGCACGCTGCGCTATGTCTGCGCGGAGTGCGGCGGCATTCACCCGCTCGAGCAGGCCGACAAGGTCAAGGCCGGCGGGAAGTGGGTCATGGTCAAGGACGGGCCGCCGGAAAGCCTTGGCTTCTGGTTCAATCAGTGGGCAAGCCCGTTTGCCCGGTGGGATGACACGCTGCACGAGTGGCTGTTGGCCGACGACTCTGCGCAGAAACAGGTCGTGACAAACACGGTCTTTGCCGAGCCCTGGGAAGGGGAAGGCGAGAAAGTCGAGCCGCATCTCCTTTCTACGCGCGCCGAAGACTACGAAGAAGAGGTCCCGGCTGGCGGCAAGATCATCACCATTGGCGCCGACGTGCAGAACGACCGCATCGAGGCGGAAGCCGTCGCCTGGGGCGCAAACAACGAGAGCTGGTCGATTGCCTACGAGGTTTTCCCCGGCGAGCCAACCAGCGAGGAGGTCTGGGAGGACCTCGTCGACTTCTACCGGATCAAGTGGAATAGAGCCGGCGGTGGGACGGTAGGCGCCTCCTGCATGTGCGTCGACTCCGGTGCGTTCACGACGCACGTCTACGCCTTCATCAAGCGCGTGCGGGATTCGCGCATAATCCCGGTCAAGGGCGCAGCCGGCATGACCCGCGATGCCGTTGCCGGGGATCGTCGCCAGCAGCGCCGTCGGGCCATGCGTCGCCGCGCAAACGGCAAGCCGCCGGAAATCATCGGCGTCGACGGGATCAAGCGGACCCTTTATCACTGGTTCGTCGCTTCCCCTGGCGAGTTCGGTTACTGCCATTTCCCCAAGGGCCGACCAGACGAGTATTACCAGCAGCTCACCGGGGAGCGGCTGGTATTGACGCAGGTCCGCGGCAAGCGTCCCGACGTGCGCTGGGTGCCGATCTACGACGCCGTCGAGGCGCTCGACTGCCGGGTCTACGCGTATGCCGCGCTGCTGTTCACGAACTCGGAGCTGACGCAGATGCAGCTCTCCGGCGCGAAGACGGAGCGAGCGCTCGCCGAGCAGAAAAAGCCGAAAGCCGAAAGCCCGCCGCAGCAGCGACGCGATCCAAGGCTGCCAAACGGCATATCCGGAGTCTGATGTGCCGTCCCTGCGCGCGTTGCTTGATGCTGTTGGCGAGGTCACGGCGTCGCGCGGACAGCAGTTGTCGGTCGAAGACCTGCGCACCGTCGAAAGACATGTCCGGGCATTGTGGCCGGCGGAGCGCGTCTACATCCCGCCGGTCGGATCGCGGAAAGATCCTGAGCGAAGAGTCAAAATCCGCGAGACAGCAAAAAAACTGCCGACAGGCATCGCTGCGGAGCGACTTGGGGTATCGGAAAGCTGGGTCCACCGCGTGATGAAACAGCCTAAATAAAAAAACTGACGAATACGGCCACATAACGTCACTTTCCTCCGCTAGGGTTGCGGCATGGGCTACACCGTGCCGACAACCGAGCCGACCAGCCTGCGCGCCGGCGATACCTGGCAATGGCGCCGCGAGGATCTGTCCGACTATCCC